TGCAAGAGGCGTTTTAGATTTAGTCGTTCTTGGGACTATGGTTATCAAGGGACCTTTTGCAGCTCCGCCCGCACAAAATAAATGGATGCTGGTTGATGAAGAGGAAAACAAAGGAATGCTTTCTTCCATCAAGGGTGCCATCGGTATGGGCAAGGCAGCTAAAAAAGTATTTAAACTTGTTTCTCCCGAAGAAGACGTAAGACCTGATTTAGAAGTCGTCTCTCCGTTCGAGTTCTATCCCGACCCGGCTGCCGTCAGTATCAAGGAAGCTATGTGGGCCATTCATCGTCACGTAATGAACAAAAGTGATTTACTCAATCTTGCTCGCGTTGATGGATTTAACGATGAAGAAATCAATAAAGCCGTAGACGCAAACCCCAAGGGTAACTGGACTGCGGAAACTTGGGAAAGCCGAGTCTTCGCTCTAAACCAAAGACAAACCCCTATGGCTAGAGGCGATAGGTATGTCGTGCTTGAACACTGGGGATATTTTGGTGGACAAGAGCTCGAAAGCGCGGGCGTTGAAATGCCAGAGGGACACGATAAAAATAAACAATATATGACTTGCATTTGGACTGTCGGAGAATATTGCATAAAGATTTCGTTAAGCTCTTTGGAAAATCCATACATACCATTTTTGGTTTGCCCCTACGAAAAAATTCTATACAGCATTTGGGGTCGTGGTGTTCCTGAAAAGATGCGTGACCCACAGGACATCGTAAATGCGGCTGCTAGAGCCATGGTCGACAATATGGGTATTGCCGCAGGGCCTCAAGTTATTTATGATACGAGCCGAATGATTAATGGATTTAAGTTTGAGGGCATCAAGCCCTGGGGTGTTTGGCCCCTCAAGACGCTTGAAGGAATTACATCTCCGCCCGTTACGTTCGTTCCCGTGCCCAGTATTCTTGGCGACCTAAAGGTACTTCAAGACAACTTCAAAATGTTTATTCAAGAAGTTACTTCTATGCCCGATATGGCTTCGGGATATGCCGGCTCCGCATCGGGGCAACATAATCGTACCGCTTCGGGTATGAGCATGTTGTTTAACGCGGCAAACAGTTATATTAAGGGTGTGTTATTTAACATTGATAACAATATCACAAAGCCCATGGTGAGAAGAATGTATGATTGGAACATGCAGTTCTCTTCTGACATGAGTATCAAAGGCGATTTCCACGTTGAAGCCGGCGGTGTCGGGAAACTGATGGCAACAGAAGCTAGAGAATCTAGCGTAACTGAGCTTATCCAGTTGATGCAAGACCCGGACTACAAGCCGTACATCAACAAAGAAGCTATTCTTAAAGAATGGATTCGCGTTAGAGGCTTTAATGCTACGGATATCATCAACTCCGACGGTGAGGCTGAGCAAATTAAACAACAAATGGCACAACAAGCCGCGGCAATGGCGCAAGCTCAAAACGTTCCTACGCTTAGGGCTGAAACGTCAAGACCCGATGCGTTGCTTGAGATGTTGCAAAACACAGACAAGGCAAGCCCAATTTATCCTGCAATTTACGAAGAGGTAGCTTTATCTCAGGATGCAATGACGCCATCGATGAAGGCAGCTTTGGATTTAATAAAAATGCAAATGTTGTCCTCTATCGAACCCGATAAGCAAGCAGCTCTAAACGAACTTGCCACCAAAGCTTCTCCGGACCAAATGGACCATCAACAAGCAGCTGGTTACCCGATGACGGCACCGCCGCAACAGGGTGGACAGCAGCAAGGTGAGCAACCGCAAGATGAAGCACAAGCCGCTTTAAACGAAATTTTCCAAGATGAAGATGGACAAAATCCATCTTGACACTAAATTTTATTAATTTCACTCTATGTTAGCTTTAGCTTAGGATACTGTTTGACAAACGAATTAGATTTAAGAAAAAAACAACTGGAGGAAATCAAGCCGGTGGTGAATTCACCCTACTGGGCATCCCTACAGGACTTGATACGTTCTTTGATAGAAGAAAAGCGAGACTCTCTTGAGAGAGTCAAAACATTTGAAGAAGTGCTTAAAATCCGTGGCTTTATTGAGGCCATGAGAGAGATAAGCGAATTAGACGAAGCTATTAAAAGATTTGATGAAGTTACCAATCCGCAATCCCGTGGACGTGACTCCAATTTATACGACCAAGCCCAATAAGGCCGTCAAGGAGATAGAATGGCTAGTAGAAGTGAACAAATCCGTGCTAACGCACAAAAGGCTGACCAGCTTGTAAAACAGCTAGCGGCAGAAGGGTCTTTGATGCCAGAATCTGGCTCCAAGAATTCGGTTTTTACCAACGAATTACCTGACCCCAACGCCCCAACAACTGAAGTACAAAACGAACCAGTCTTGCAAGAATCCGAACCCGTTGTTGAATCTGTGGGCCTAAATACGAGTGCCAACGAACCCAGCTCAACTGATAACGCAACAGATTTAGATTCTGCCTCTTTTGAACACAGATATAAGTCTGCTGTTAAAGCAATGAACGAAGCCCAGCGCAAAGCCGCTGAACGCGAAAAAGAAATTGCTCGAATGGAAAAAGAGAAGGATGAGTTAATATCCCAACTACAGCGTACTCCTATTTACAACCCAATTCAGCCGCTAGAAGATGATAGCGTAACAAATCTGGACCAAGCCCTTAGCGAATGGGAATCAGAACTTCCCGATACGACCAGAATCGTAAAAACCGCTACTGAAGCCGTCAGAAAAGATTTGAGCCGAATGTTCCAAGAGAAATTCTTAACTGTTGAACATCAACTTGAAGAACAGAAGAAAGAAAAAGAACTCATCAAGATGCAAGAGTCAGTCAGGTTGAGAGATGAACGCGTCAAAGCTGTTCACCCCGATTACGACGATATCCGATTCTCCGATGATTTTAAATCTTGGATTTACGGTGATGCCCCCGGCATTTACAAAGCTGTCTATGAAGGAAAAATCTCTTTTGACGATAGAGATGCTTCCAAGGTCATAGAAGATTTTAAATCATTTAGAGGCCCCGTTGGTAAATCAACGTCACCCAAGTCCAAACCGGGAGCCGCAGAAGTTTCGGTTAAAACACAATCTGCAGTATCACCCGATATGGGATTAAGTACAAACGAAGAAACATTCACTGCTGAGGACCTTGCGAAGCTGCCTTATATGATTAACCGAATCAGGGACCCAAAAGAAAGAAAAGCCCTGATGGATAAAGCAGACAAGTATATGACGAAGCAATTTTCAAAATAAAATTTATTTTAAAGGATTTATCAAATGACCACCTTCAATTTACAAACAGGTGCTGATGGTTACTTCCAAAAACTTTCTACCGAATTCACCGTTTTGCAAAAAACCGTAGACTTTGCTAAAGCTACTGGTTCTGCTTCTGGCGATACCGGAGATGTTCTTCAAGTAATCTCTCTTCCTGAAAACTTTTACGTTCATGGCGTCATCGTCAATGTGACGACTGCTTCTACCACTGCCTCTTCCGTTATTGAAGTTGGAGATGGAAACGACCCCAACGGTTGGTTAACCACTACTGCCGGAACGATGGCTTCAACTGGTGTTAAAGCCGCTGATGGTGTTTATGTTTCTGCTAACGGCAAATTCTATGCTTCAGCCGACAGCATCGACATCACCCTAGGCGCAACTGAACCCGAAAACGGTATCTGCAATGTTATCGTCGTCGGTTTTCAAGCTTAATTTTTTTTAACCAACTAATTTAAAGGATTTATACAATGCCAAATCAAGTTTCACGCTCAGGTGCGAATCTTTCGGCTGGCGCATTTATTCCTCAAATTTACTCTGCTAAATTACAGGATAAATTCTACGCTGCCTCCGTTGTTCCCGCCATTGCCAACCATAACTGGGAAGGCGAAATCATGGCTTTTGGAGACACCGTCAACATTCGTAAGGTTCCTACCGTTACGATTTCTGACTACTCCGTAAACAGCCCCATTAACTACCAAGACGTTTCTGATGAGCTCATTCAATTGAACATCAACCAAGCTAAATACTATGCTTTTAAAGTTGATTACATTGATGATTACCAGTCAGATATCGCGTTGATTGATACCATCACCCAAGACGCTTCCATGCAAATGGCCGTCAAGGTTGACCAATCGGTTCTTCAATCAATCTATTCCGATGTCGCTACTGCCAACACGATTGGTGGAAGCTCCACTGGCATCGTCCCAACTATTGGTGATGCTACCTACGGAATCGACCTTTCTGGTCTCTGGAACACAACTGCTGCAACCGGCGGTAACTCTTTATTGTTAACCCCCTTAATGCAAGCTGGCCAAGTTCTTGATACGAACAATGTGCCCCGCGACGGTCAACGTTTTGCTGTTGTCACGCCGGAATACGCTCGTTACCTGAAACAATCAGACCTCAAGTCTGTTTTAATCACTGGTGACAGCGAATCTCCGCTACGCAACGGGTACGTTGGTGAAATCGACGGAATG